CTTCGGCGCGCGACGGGTCTTGTGATCGTCCGCAAGACGCTGACCGCGGTTGAAGACGCGATCCGCCGCGTCTGCCCCCTTGTCCAGGAGGTCAAACACGCGGTCGATCGCCGCAAGTGTTTCGTCCGCCACGAAATCAGGAGTAGCCGATCTACGTGGAAGTCTTGCTGAGGACTCTTCTTTTGGTGGCCAGCCAAGCGCGCTTCGAGGACTGTCAAAAAATTGCCTTCCCAAAAATGGACCCCTACCCTGGTCTTGGATAACAGATGGTTACCTGCGCAAAACAGCCCCAAGAAAACATGAAAAGGCCTCCCGTAAGCGCGGATACGCGCAGCGACGAAAACTTGGATGAGATCTGCGAAAACACGCCGCGCGCAGAAGAAACAGCCTCGCAAGGAGCCACGTTGACGCTTCACGAGGCTGCGACGTTTCTGCGCACGGGCGTGCAAACGATCAAGAACTACGAACGCCGGGGGCTCCTGCGCCCTGTCGGAGGGACTGGTGACGAGACGCTGTACGCCGTGAAGGAAGTGCACGAGATCCTTCGCGGGAAAGATCGAAAGCGCTGGAGTCACATCAAGGAAGGCGTCGATACGACCGCGTGGATGACGCGCGCCGAGAGTGCAGGCTTCTTGAGATGTTCACCGCAAACACTCAAGAACTACGAGAAGCGCGGCATGGTCCATCCACTACGCTGCGTGCGCCGGGACGCGCGAGGGCACGAACAAATCGTAGCGATCTACGACCCTCAGGAATTGCGGAAGCTGCCACGCGGCGCCGTGCGCGAGTACACGCCACGTGAAGCTACCTTGATCGAGTCACGCGGATTCGAGCTGTTCAACCAGGGCAAGACGATCCGCGATGTCGTCATCGAGCTGAAGGAGACCTACGACCGGATCCAAGCGCTGCACGAGAAGTGGCTCGCGGCTGGCGAGCGACAAGAGCATCCCCACCAAGCGGCAGACCAAGCGGCGAAGGAACACCAAGAGCGCCAAGCGGCGAAGGAACTCGAAGCACGTTGCTTCGAGTTGTTCAGCCAAGGCAAGACGAACCGCGAAGTCGTCATCGAGCTGCGCGAGACCTCCGATCGTATCCGCGAGCTACGCGAGCGCTGGGTCGATGACGGGGGAGCTGATCTCGTGATTTCGGATGCAGCGAAAAAGGCCTTCGAGCAGTTGCTAGGTCCCTTCCGCGATGTCACCGAGCTGCTGGAGCGCGTAACAGAACAGTTCCGTAAAGCGCCACCACAGGCCACGGGCTGAAGGCCGGGTATCTGGTTACCCGTATCAACGCGACTCCGGCGTAATCGTGCGGCCGCCTGGGTACGCGACTACCCGGCGTTTGGCGACGCCCAGTTAGGTGACGTAGGCGTCGGCACGCGGGCTGCTCTTACCCAGCTCCATGAGCAAGACCCGCCGCTCGCGCCGCGCCGCCTCTGACCGCTCGGCCACGGTCGACATCGTCTCCCAGCTGGAGTGCGCGATCCGCTACCCGCAAGCCACGCTGATCGGCGCCCTGGTCGGCGGTCTCGTGCCGTGGTTCGCGCGCACGCTTGCTCACGAGCAGCTTCCCGCGACGTGGAGCAGCAACCACGGCCTGGCGCTCGTGATGCTCGCGGTCGTGATCGGTTGCGGCATCTTCTCCGGCCTGACCGTCTACAAGTTCGGCCGCGCAACGTTCGGTGATGTGCGCAAGGCGATCGGTTTCACGCTCGCGCTCGAAGGCGTCATGCTCGTGTCGACCGGCGCGACGAGCGCGGTGGCGCTCGTAGTGCTCGTCCTCATCAACGCGCTCGGCAACGGCTCGAACATCGCGCTCGCCCGCCAGGCGACCTGCTAGAAGCGCGAGGCTGCCGCGCGAGCGACGGCGACTCGTCGCAGCCGCAGGGCTCCGCTGGCAGCTCCAACGGTTCCGGCCCCGCAGACGCCGAGCCCCGCTGCCCGCATCCCGGTCGTGGAGATCGAGGAGTCGCGGACTCAGCCTTCGCGCGCTCGCGCCACGGGTTACGCGATCGTGAAGAGTCCCCGTTGGACCGTCGCGGACACCGTGATCGACGCGGAAATCGTCTCCGAAGAATTGCTCCTGTCGTAAGGTAAAGGACCCCGTCATGAGCACGAGCACGACAGATCACGAAGTACTGATGGCGGTGCAAACCGTGAAGGCCCTCCACAAGAGAGCGCTGACGCGCGCCGAAACGACGCGCAAGAAATCGATCGACGCCGCGTTCCAGCACTTCGGTTCGACAGACGTCGAGCAAGCGGCCCGCAGCAACACCATTCAACGCGCAGAGCGCGCTTACGGAGAGGCCGTCGCGAAGGCCGCCCAGAATCTCCGCACGCGGCTCGCCGACATCAAGACACGCGCGGGTGAATGGGCGGACCTCGTACCGGGCGCGCCGTAGGAACAACCATGGCCAAGACTCCTGCCACACAGCTCGACCGCGAGATCGCCGAAGCACTCGCTCACCCCAGCACAAGCTCGGGCAAGCAACCGCTCTACGGCCACACGAGCGAGGCCACGGCGTACGTCGTCAACAACTACCCGTACGGGTTCCAGCTGCGCACACAGATCCGGTACTGGCTGGAGCACAAGCCGAAGAAGGGTTGGCGCTTCGTCTCTCAGACGCTGAACCCCAAGACAGGCCGCTGGAACAAGCCCAAAGCATCCACGTACGCTGACTGGGGTGGCGCGATGTATCTCGACGAAAACGGCCACGTTCAGTGGACCGGCGTCGGTCCCTACACGGACGAGAAGCAATTCCTCGCGTTCGTCGAAGCGTTCCCCGGTGCCGACATGCGCGAGCTACGCAAGGTGATCCCCGCGAAACAGCGCTTCCTGGAGGATCTGATCAGCGGCAAACGCTTCTTCACGATCAACGGCGTCCGGCAGCACTTGTCGGAGGCCGACATCGAGCGGCATCGCAACGAGCTTGCAATCTGGCAGGAGATCGGCGCCCTGATCGATCACACGCCGTAACACCAACTTCGTCTCTCCGTCCTAACCACAGGCCAAAGGATCTCATGAAGAAGCTGTTCTTGATCTCGTTCGTCCTCGCACTCGCCACCGTCGCTTGCGTCGCGCCCGATGCACCCATTGTCGGTAACGGTCCTCCTACCGATGCAGATAACTGGGCCGATAGCCCGAACGACGTCGCGATTGCCGACGCGTCGTCCGATGACGCGACCCCCGACGCTCATCCCGACGTCAACCTGACCTGTACGACCTACCTGACCGACCCCACCGGCGTGCACGTCCCCGCGTGCGTGTCAGTGCCAACCGGCACGATGCCACCGGCGGGCTGGCCGCTCGTCATCGCGTTCCACCGCACCAGCGGCACGAGCGGCGAGGCGCTCTCGCGCCTAGGGCTGTCGTCACTCTCGTCGTGGGCGATCATCATCGCACCTGACGGTCTCAAAAACGGCAACACCCAGTACTTCGACGCCAACGCGCAGTGCTGCGATACCGCCGTGCATGACCCGACCCACCTGCGAGATCTGGACTGGGCGGTCGGACTGATCCACCAGGAGCAGGCCGCGACGGCCATCGACGCGACCCAACTCTACGCGGTCGGACTGTCCAACGGTGACTGGATGTCCGAAGCGATCGCCTGCTACGACCCGACCGACATCGTCGCCGCGGTGACCTCATCAGGATCGCCGCCAGCGACGTGCGGAACACCGATCTGGCTACGCAAAGCTCACGGCACCGCGGACGCAACAGCGTTCTACGATGACAACGATCCAGCCTGTCCGGGTGGGCCGCCATGCAAGCTCAACGGCAACAACAACTTCACGCACTACTACTCGGCCGACGATCCGACGCCGTACGGCTGCACCGGATTCAGCGCGACCGGCGTGACCAAGGACTACGACGCGTCCACCGGTGGCGTCGGCGCAGAGAGTGCCGAATACGTTGCCACCGGCTGTGCAACCGGAACGGACATCGACTTCTGGAAGATGACGGGGTCAACCCACAGCCCGAGCTGGAAAACGCTGTGGTCCACTGACACGACAACCTGGCTGCACGCGCATCACCGGTAGGCATCGCTTGCGGAGCGCGAGGTCCGCGTGACTCGGAGCCCGACAGAAATTTGGAGAGACCCAGCCAGGCGTCGTAAGGTTGAGCATGTCCGACATCAAGGTTGGTGCAGGTCCAAGCGGCGGTCAGCGCGGCGAGCGCGGTGAGCGCGGACACCGTGGCCACGCTGGACCCACAGGCCCAACAGGTGCCGCTTCGACGGTCCCTGGCCCAACGGGGCCTGCCGGATCCGGCAGTGCGGCACCGTGGCTGCCGATCACGACGTTCTTTGACGTCCCATTCGGCGGGACTTTCGACGCGCTCGCGGGCTTCTTCAATCTCGTCGACGCATCCTCGAGCGGCGATAGCTCGGCGGTTTTGCCCGCTGCGGCGAGCGTTCCCAACGGCACCCCTCTCGCTATCGGCAACTTCCCTGGGATCGACACCGTCAACTCGGTGGCGATCAGCATCACCTTGCAGCCTGGGGACACGTTGAACGGGCAGACGACCTCGCCGACGACGCAGTTTCTGCTGGACAACACTGCTGCGTGGCTCGTGCTCGTCTCCGACGGCGTGAGCAACTGGCAGCCGATCTCGTACGCGACGTAACTTCGTCGCCCCGCCCTCACACATCACGGGCGACTAGAACTGCCAGCCGCTGATCAGGATCCCGTTTCCGTTCGCTGCGAATGTACGGCCTGTTGTACAGCCCGCGAGCATCACGCGGTTCACGTGTACGTGCGTACCCTCGGGGCGCATGGGATCTTGATGGATCACGACCGCGCTTAACTGTCCCGGCAACGGCGGCAGTCGTCGAACTTCGCGGGGCCTCAGATCGACTCGACAGAGCATGGCCACAAATTCGCCTTCCTCGTGCGCTCGGATGAAGATAGCGCATGTCCGACATCAGGATCGGTCCCGAGGGCCCTAGGGGACCCCGCGGACCCGAGGGTCCCAGAGGTCCCAAAGGACACAGGGGCCCAGACGGGAATCCAGGTCCAGACGGTGCCGCGGGCAGTACCGGATCTACCGGACCTTCTGGAGCTCCGGGAGGAGCAACGGGCGCGACTGGATCGACAGGCGCAACTGGCCCTTCGACGACTGGTCCGACTGGTCCAACTGGAGCCGCCTCGACGGCCCTAGGACCGACTGGTGCGACTGGGCCTTCGACGACCGGCGCGACAGGCCCAACAGGCGCAAATTCGACCGTCCCTGGCCCGACTGGCGCGACCGGCGCAACCGGCGCACCTGGAAGCGCCACCTCCACGGGAGCTACCGGTCCCACGGGACCGGCGAACGGTCCCACAGGAGCAGACGGGGCAACTGGCCCGACAGGTAGCACCGGACCAGCCGGCAGTGCGTCGACGACGACGGGACCAACCGGTGCGACCGGTGCCACCGGAGCAGCATCGACGGCTACCGGTCCCACCGGTCCGACTGGCGCAGGTGGATCGGCAGGTAACGCGCAGCGGTTCCTGTACACGGCGACGGGCGCTGAAGGTTCCGACTTCATCGTGCCGCTGCCGTCTGCTCGCGCGAACACGAACTACATCGCGATCGGCCAGTGCGCAGGCGTGGCCATGATCGTCGGCATCGATATCCCTGCCGCTGACTACACGACCACCCAGATCCACGTAATCACCACGGGACCACTCACCGCGGGTGACGAGCTGGCCTTCGAGGTCGCGGACAGAACATGACCAGACCGAAGAAAATCTGGCTCCGCGTCCACAGCGCCGCGATTCAAGCCGCGGTCGACGCGTGCGTCGTGATCGCGCGGAGGGTCCCATGAGCAAGGAATTCTTCGCGGATCAAATCCGGCTCAAGATCGTCGACCTCATGGCCGGCACCGTCGACCCATCCGCGGGCGGCGGCGTCGCCGCACAGGTCGGCTCGATCTTCGCGCGGCAGTCCGGACCGACCGGCTCGCTGTTCCTCAAGCAGTCCGCGGCCAACACCGCCTGGGTTCCGATGACCCAGTCACTGGTCTGGTACAACGTCCGCGACTTCGGCGCGGTCGGTGATGGCATCACGGACGATCGGGTCGCCTGTCAGGACGCGATCGACGCGTGCGCCGCAGCCGGTGGGGGCACTGTCTACTTTCCGGCTGGGACGTACCTTTGCTCGCAAAACGGTGTCAACGGCTACTCGCTCCTGATCAATGCCCTCACGGGTGTGACACTCATGGGCGGTGGCGGTGGATCGATCATCAAGCAGTCAGGCAACGCCGCTGGCCTCGACTGGACGCTCGTCAAGCTCACCGGGGCGTGCACGTTCATCAAGCTCCAGGCGATCAAGCTCGACGGATCGGGCGTCACCAACCCGACCGTCAACTGCCACCTGCTCCAGATCGGTGACGGCACTGGCAACCTCTCGGTTTGCCAGGTGCTCGACTGCTACTTCGGCGGCATGGTCGTTGGCTCGGGCGATGCGATCCGCCTCCAGGGAAGAGTCGACGGCACGCTCACGACCTCGATCGTCCAGGTCCACGGCAACCAGATCGACGGTGCCGGCCGCTACGGCGTGCACTTCTCGGAGGCCTGCAACCAGATCTCGGTCTGTGAAAACTACATCACGAACTGCCAGACCGAGGTCGTGGGCGTAGCTGGTGCCGACATCGCGATCAGCGTCGTCTCGATTCTCAACAACCACCTGATTCACACCGACGGGACACACCCGCTGGCGCTTCAACTCGGCGGCGGCGCGACCGCGCTCATCGCCCACCTGGTGTGCTCGAGCAACGTTCTCCTGGGCGGATTCGCCGAGGCCGGCAACTTCCAGTGGGCCTCGATCGTCGCCAACATCCAGACCAGCGGCGCGTTCGCCAGCGCCAACGGCGCCTTCCGACTCTTCGGCACCACAACCGACTCGCTGTTCAACGGAAACTTCGTCGACAGGACCGTGGGATCGACCGCGGCCCCATGCGTGACGATCGAAGCGAGCGGAGGCAACGCCCCGACGAGACTCAACGTCCGCAACAACTTCTGCGTGCAGGAGGTCGCGGCCTCTTCGTTCATCAAGGGCGTCGACCTCACGCTTTGCGCGATCACTGCAAACATGGGCGTGGGAGCCGACGCTGGAGTATCGGTCGCGTTCGCATGGGACTTCCAGGCGCAAACGATCGACATGAACGACCTGTTGATCGCCGGCAACTCGGCAGTGGCCAGCGCCGGAAGCTACGCGGCAGTGGTGCGCCTCCAGGCCGATGCTGGAAACGTGCTCGGCGTGCTCGTGCAGGGCAACAACGCCGGGAACTGCGACTACGGCCTCGAGCGCCAGATCGCGGGCGCTGGAAACTTCACGGGCAAGGTAATGTACGCCGGGAACCTCTTCGTCGAGAGCGTGGGGGATGTACACGATGTCGGGGCCGGAACGTTCACGCCGATCATCATCGGTCTCAACGGCGGCACGTTCGGTGCGCAGTTCTTTCAGGGCACGGGAACGCCCGAGAGCGTCGTCAACGCGCGTCCAGGATCGCTCTACGCCAACCTCACTGGTGGTCAGGCGCAAGCCACCTATTACAAAGAAACTGGCAACGGCAACACGGGATGGCTGGCGATCGGCGGCACCGGACTGGTATTCGGCGTGGGGACGACGGGTACCGCCGCGACCGCGGTCTACATGGGATCTGGCTTCATCGCGACCCCCACTGCAACCGAGCTCCAGGTCCCCATCACGCGCCCGGGAACGCTTCGCAACTTCCGCGTGCGTATCGCTGTCGCCGGTACCGATCACCAGCTGGTGACGTTCACGGTTCGCAAGAACGGTGTAGATACCGCAATCACGTGCTCGATCCAAAACGACGCCGCGGCACCTTCGGACGCAAGCGACCTGGTGCACTCGGTGTCGGTCGTGGCGGGCGATCTGATCTCGATCTCGATCACGAAGGCAGGCGTGGTCACGGCCGGTCAGGGGGATGCGGTTGCCTCGCTGGAGCTTGCATAGGTCATGAGCAAAACGCTGCTCGTCGACCCCAATATGCGGGTCAAGCTCGTGGACTGGGCTGCGCAGACAACGCGCCCAGATCTCGGCGGTGGTGTCAGCGCTCCGCTGGGCTCGCTGCTGTTTCAACCCTCTGGCGGCCAGGCGCACTTCTTCCTCAAGACAGCTGCACCCAACGCCAAGGGCTGGTCGCGCCAAAACCTGGTCAACATGGGCGTCTTCAACGTCCTCGACTTCGGTGCGGTAGCGGACAATGTCACCGACAACAGCGCGGCGATCCAAGCGGCTGCCGATGCCGCCAACGCCGCAGGAGGCGGCATCGTGTATTTCCCGTCTGGGAAGTACGCGATCTACCGATCCACCGACGTTCACGTGCTCGCGAGCGTCGATCTTGCCGACCACAGGAACATCACGTTCCTCGGCAACGGGTACCAGAGCCAGATCCGCATGACCGGCGACGCGCAGGCTGCGGACTGGTACGGCTTCGACATTTACAAGGACGCCTTCAACATCACCTTCACGGGGCTCTACTTCGATGCCTCGCAGGTGTTCAACTCTGATCCCGCGCAACAACAACACACGATCCAGGTCGCCGGTACCGTCACGGACACCGGTCTTCCTGGCGGCCACTTCGTCACCGTCACCGGCTGCTACTTCGACTATCAGTTCGGAGATCATGTCCGACTCATCTCCAACTTTCCCACCCCGGCTTCAGACGTCTTCGGTGTTGTGGTCACCGACAACATCTTCCTGGCCCAGACCATCGGTCTCCAAACCAACACAGCAAAGTTTCGCTCTGCGGTCGGTTTCCAGCGCAACGTCCTCTCGACACTGATCGCCTACAACTACATGGACGGCTCGAGCGACAACACCATCGACTACGAGCCCACCGGCAACGGTACCAACCAGGGCGACTGCATCTACGGCAACCAGGCCAACGGCCGCAGCCACAACGCGCAGATCTTCACGAGCTCGGGCACGACCTTCACGACACCAAACCAGGACATCGTCTGGGCCTACAACATCGGCTTCAACGGCGGTGGGATCGCGTGTGGTGACTCATCGACGAACACGTGGATCGGCAACGTCATCGTCGCGACGAATCAGACCAGCAGCAACCCGCAATGCCTGGTCGATCGCGTCAACGCAAATCAGTCGTTCTTGTCAAACGTGTTCGTCTCGCTGGCTCCAGATGCGGCCGAACGAAATTTGGTGACCTTCAACGGCGACGGCTTTGGCCGACCCACGAGCTGTCTCTTCGACGGCAACGTCCTGCACGCAGATGGCGACAGCCTCGGGTTCTCGCTCGAGTCGCCAAACAACATCATCATCGACGGTAACCTGATCACGCACCGCAACACAGATCCAGCTAATGGATCGACGATCCAGGTGTCGAGCAACCTCTTCTTGGTCGATCAGATCCGAGCGCGACACAACCTGATCGTGCCGGATCAGACGTCGACCATGAGAGCCACGATCAAGGTAGCACCTACCGTTCAGAACGTCGGCTCGGTACATGTCGTAGGAAACTACGGCAGAAACGCTCTCGCGATCACGGCAGGTTCGTTGTTCTCGACACCAACCGTGCCTGCGCTATACACGGGCTTTTACACATCCCTTGACAATCTTTTCTTCGGCGGTACAGGCCAAACGATCTCGATTAACTCATCACTGCCCGATCTGGCCATGGGTGGTAATGCAGGAGGCTTCGGTGGTCAAATTGGCCTTTGCCAGACCACTGCCGGCCCAGAAGGCGTCACGACGGCTCCAGCCGGGTCCCTCGTCTCCAACACCTCAGGTACCGGTGACTCGGCGATCATCTTCTCGAAGGAGACCGGAACCGGCAATACAGGCTACGTTCGGGTTGGCACGACAGACGTTCAGTTCGGTTGCGCAGATACGACGACCGCGACGGCAGCCAGATTTTTGGCTACGGGATCTGACCTTCTCGTGGCTAGCACGACGGAGATCCAGTTCCGCGTGTGGAAGGCTTGCAGGATCAGAAACCTCCGAGTCAAACAGACCGCAGCCTCAGGAGCTGGAAATATCTCCTACACGTTGCGCAAGAACGGGGGCAACACGGGCGTCGTCGCGACCTTCGCAATGACGAGCACCCAAGGTAACAGCGGCGGTGCCAGTACGACGTTCGCAGCGGGCGATCTGGTCTCCATCTCGATCACCAAGACAGCCGTCCCCGGCATTGCTCCCATGAATGTCGTTGTAACCATCGAGATTGCATAATGTCACTTCTTCCGAAGGACGGCCCCTATCCGAACGTAGGGATTACCTGGTTTGCGAACTTCGATCCCACCAGGCACCACGGTGTCGCGGCACCGGTCGGGCAGTTCCTCATCCGCACTGACAACAACACCCTCTATTACAAGAGCGGTGACGACAATACCGATTGGACGTTGCTCGGCTCGGCAGGATCAGGCTCCACTGGACCGACTGGACCGACAGGCCCAACAGGCGCAGCGTCGACGATCACAGGTCCCACAGGCGCCCCAGGAAACACCGGACCGGCTGGCACGACAGGCCCGACAGGGGCAGCAAGCACGATCACCGGTCCGACAGGAGATACCGGCAGTACCGGATCGACCGGCGCGACTGGCGCACCCGGAACTGCAACGGGCACCGGTGCTACCGGTCCGACGGGACCCTCAGGCGGACCGACAGGCAGCACCGGGCCCACCGGCGCTACCGGATCGACCGGCGCAGATTCGACGGTCACCGGACCGACAGGCAGCACCGGCAACACAGGCCCAACAGGGTTTACCGGATCCACTGGCGCGACTGGCGCGACTGGCGCG